ATGCGCAAGCTCCATCGTACCAACCCTGCCCGGGCAGCACTGTGGCTGTTCATGGCCCACACGGGATTGTACCGCGGGGAGCTGGTCGGACTGGGCAAGGACTCGGTGGCCGGGCGCAGGCTCAGGGTCGAGAGCGATCCGGACGAAGATGACCAGGGACGCACGAAGTCGGGCAAGTGGCGCGAGGTGCCACTGAATCGGTATGCGCGCTGGGCGCTGCGCCACCTACCCGATCCGCTGGCCGCCGTGCACAAGGACACGGTATCCGACTGGTTCGCCTCGGATGCCAAGCGTGCGGGAATCGGCGGCAGCCTCCACCGGCTACGGCACACCTTCTGCGCCCACATGGTCATGGCCGGGGTGCCGTTGCGAAAGGTGCAGATCCTGGCCGGGCACGCTGATTACGCCACGACCGAGAAGTACTACGCCCATTTGACGCCTGAAGGCGATGATCGCGCCGTGGCGAAGCTCCGGTACTGACCGGCGCCGCTGGGACCGTTGGGACCAAATCCTGTGGATATGCGGGAAACAGTGGGAGTTGCACGCCACTGCGCTTGCCTGACTCATTGATTTTGGCAACCCCGGCCCGATGCTCGTTTCGTACAATCGGCAGTCCCGAACAAAGGAGACGACGATGCCGGGAGGTACCACCGTTGCCACTGCGGCGCTCATTGATGAGGCAGAGCGGGAGCTGTGCGTTGTGTTTCCAGTTGAACTCAGGGCCGTCTGGCTCACGCACAACGGCACCGAGCTACCGGGTGGGTGGCGATTTTTCCCGGTCTTTGACCCTGGCAACCCGCGGAAGACGGCCGGATCGGTCACGTATGAGAACCTGCGCGGTGCGTGGGGAATGCACCTTCGCTCACTTGATCTTGTGGCGCTCGCGTCGAATGGAACCGGCAACCATCTGGTGATGCGGGTTGTGGACGGCGTCGCGATACGGGACATCCTCCACTGGAACCACGAAACCGAAAAGCTGACCCGCTGGAAGCCTGGCATCGATGCCGTGATGCGCTCCGCCCGAACGCCGGCGGAAAGGCTCGCCGCCATTCGCGCCACGCTCATGAAGGACACCCCGCGCGCTCGGCTTCCTGCCAGATAGATTCGCAGTCGCAGACCGACTGTGACTACTGTGACCAAACGGCATGGATATGCCGAAAACAGTGGAGTAGACGCTATGCGCCGAATGGCTATGCGCCGAATGGCCTAAGCCATTGATTATGGTGACCCCGGCCCGATTCGAACGGGCGACCTTCCCCTTAGGAGGGGGGCGACCCGCGTATACGCGGCAAGGGACGAGGGGCGATCTGCGCCAAAGCTGTGCCAAATCGGACGATCTAAGCACCTAGGCCAAGCCGAAGCAGTAGCGATGGAGGCGCTGGAATATGGCCCGCAAAATCAATACGATAGGGCAACATTTCGCTCCACAATCAGTAACCGAACGGCTCTTAGTTTCCCAAGGGAAGCATGGCCTCCGTTGACGATTGCGGAGCGAGAACTAAGGCTTTTGCAGGATCTCGGCTGCTTGGGTCGCAGCCGCATTCAACGCCGCCATATCCACGGCGATAGCGTTCAAGACCTCATCGTCGGAAGATCCTTCGATCCCCAAATCGCGGCGCATAGCTGCCAGCAATCTGGCATATGGAACCTGCAACTCAACTTGGGTTGTAATGGCCCAGTCCGCAAATTCGACCCAGTCGTGAGGACCTTCCCGCGACTGCAGCTCAATGCGCCGGCGCTTTGCCATCGCGAGGAAAAATATGCGACCGCATTGACCGACGAGGTCTCGTCCGCGCCTTACGACCTCCAGGCTCGCTACGCTGCCTGAGGCAGACAAACCTGCTACGGCCTTGTTGAATTCGGAAGCCGCCTCCTCAATAGTCACGTCAGCATTCGCCAGACGTAGCATTGACCGCATTGCGTTATTCGCGAACTCCAGGCCAGTAAACAGTCTGTCCCGTTTGGATTCCAATGCACGGTCTTTGGCCCTCTCCTCCCGGTCATGCCGTAGTTGTTTTGTAGCCACAGCGGCTGCTACCGCTGCGGTAATCCCAACGGTCAGTAGACCTGCCCCGGCAGCAATTAGGGCTGACGCGATTGTGCTTTCCATTTCATCTCCATCGTCGATCGACGGAGATTACCACTCGGCGTCGACACACCGGAAAGCGGCGAACTCAACATCTGATCGCGTTAGTAGCCGCGAATCTGCGAATACCCCGCCTTTAGCCAAGCCTTCATCGGGTCCTTCGCCCTGGGCTTCTTTGCCGCCGGCGGACGAATTGGCGCCAGCGCTTCCTTGACCCGCTCCAGCTCCTTCGCCCCCGCCTCGGCCAGACGCCGGGCCTGCTGCAGCTGTTCGGGCGTCGGCGGCAGGCCGGGCAGCGGCGGTAGAGGTTCCCCCGGGGAGCCGTCCACCATCCGAGCCACAGCGGCTCGCAGCCGCATCTCAGGGTAGAGCCTGGCCGCGCACCAGCGCTCGGCGTACCGCTTGCCCTGGTCGACGCTCGCCGCCCATACATCCTTGGTCTGCCACATCTTCCGGGCATCGAGGTGCACTCGCACCCCGCGCTCCTTCGCCGGCGAGATCTGGGCGATCTGCCGGCCGCCCCACCACAGCACCCAGGCATCCCCCAGCTGGACCCAGCCAGAGGGTGGTGGTGCTGAGCGGAAGCCTTGGTAACCGTGCATCGGGAGCATGGGCGGAAGGATACGGCTGGGCGTCGCACAGCCTGCGAATCGGCAAGGCCCCAGCCTGAAGCGCTCACACTTCGACAGGTGTCACATCGCTGGCCACCGTGGGGCTTTACCTACACCGGCCCGGGCGGTTTTCTGATTGCACCTATGCACAGGCGTTGCGACCGTGCAGGGGTAGTGCAGCACTACCCTACTCATGGAGAGATGGAAGTGAACTCAACGCATAACGATTGCAGGACTGCCCGCTCGTCCACTCGCCGCCTGATGTTGGGCATGTCACTTGCCCTGTTGTCGGTCGGCTTCGCCCAGAGCGCGTTCGCTGGTCAGTGGGTGCCAACGGGCCGCCTGCTGTGGGTGGATTCGGAGACCATCCAGCCTTATCCGGTGGCCTATACCAATTTCTGTCAGGGCGGCGTGGACGGGCCCAGCGGCGTCTACACGTACGGCGACTGGGGTCCGGAAGGGCTGGGCTCGTGCCCGACCGACGCGTACACCGGCTTTCAAAATATGAAGGGCACTGTCGGCTCCTGTAGACCAGATCCCGAAGCCGTTGGCGGCGGCTATTCCTGTGAGGAGTACCACTACACCTTCAGCGGTCAATCTTACCCAGGCCCGATGCCGGCGACCTGTAGCTCGCCGGGAGTCTATGGCGTCGGCAACTATTACCGTACAGAGCTTGTGTACTTCGGCTCTGGCGATAATCCCAACGACTACTACGACAGGTACTTCCAAAGCTCGACCGAGTACGTCTGTCAGTAGTGGGCCCTCCTGGCACCCAGTTGTACTGTCCCCGCGCGAGCGGGGACAGCTCACGCTTCCACCAAGTAAGAACCGCCCGACCAGAGACCGAAGACAGTGCAGCCGGAGCAAGGATGCCGTCGAAGCCCAATCAGGGGTGCCGTAATCAACAAGGGCTCTACACTCGGGCGAGCCGGCGCATAGCGCAAAGCTCCAGCACAACGGAGGCTGTAGACTGCGGCACCATCAAAAGGACGCTAAGGAAACGAGCATGGCCGACACAGGGTTGTTCCTCCTCAGCGACGTTCTGGGGCAAGAAGACGACAGTGGTCGGCTGCTGCAGGTAACCCAAGTCGTGTGCCGCTGTCTGCAGTGCTCGTCCCGGTTCACCGGACGGCCCAGTGAAGGGCTCTTCGATCTCCCCGGTGGCGCAATTCTCAGCTGCCCCAAGTGCCCAAATCGGCAGGCTATCAGCCTGGCCAGATTCGCCGACTTCTTGCAGAAGAGGGCTTGACCCTCAGACGCCCGGACCTTCTGCTGGCATCGCCGCTCAAGCGGCGATTGCGTACGGTTCGACCAGCGCTCTCAGCAGGTCCATCCCGGTCGCGCTCGCGGCATCGGAATCGCTGCGCTGCTTGAAGCCGGTCCAATCTGCATGAGCAAGGCTTCGCAGCTCCGACGGCTCGACAGGGAGCCAGCGCATCGGCCAGAACGGAAGCCGCCGATAGCCCGCCCGCCCTCGCTGCAACTCGACCAAGGCGGAATGGCTGCTTGCGCTCAGGACTCGGGAATAGGCTACCGACAGCCCATCCTCTGGCCCTTCGAGATACTGAAGAAACCGCTCTCCGTCGAAGAGCAGAACTCCCGTCACCCCGGCATCTCGATTGAACCGGCATGCGTCATCTACGATCGCATCCAACTTGCCGTCAGACTGCCCTAGTCGCCCCTGCGCGATGGCCGGACTGACCTCGCTCGCATACACAATGGCCCTGATGGGCATAGCGCACCTCCTCGCTGAGAGGCAAAACCCTAACAGCCGAGGCCGCAAATCGGTGTAGATATATGGGCTGAATCCATAACGATTCAGCTTCAAACTCTTGCTGAATTCGGACCCCCGTCACAAGATCTACTCGTCCCACCCTGCAGCATGCAATTGACTACTCGGTATACGGCCATGCCAGACACAGGTCTTTTCTACGTTCTCAACATCGACCCGATGCGCGATCAGCAGGGGAATATCCAAAGCGTCATCGCCATCAGCGTCCGCTGTAATAGTTGCCAGCACATCACTCACTCGACAGGCCCCAGCCTCGGATCCATGCCGGGCGGAACCCTTCTCGCTTGTGCCAAGTGCGGCGGGCGCCAGGCCGTGAGCAATGCTCGGCTGGTTGAGTGTGATCACGTACTGGGTACTCCCCTATCCCAACCCCATCGCGCCTGAACACCACTGTGGGCGGCGAAGCGCAGCACTGGCCTGATCATTAGATTGGCCCGAGGTCCTTCACCACTGCCTGCGCATTCTGCAGATACCCGGCCAGCAACCGACCGCCAGCCACCACTCGCCCCACCCGACTGTTGAGCCAAGCGGCTTGGATCTTTCCGGCTGCGAGCAAATCGGCTTCGGCAAAGCTATCCGGCCTACCAGCCAGCGGCTCTCCGGGCGAAGCCAAGCCCCCCTCTAGGGGTTGAAGCAATGTTTTGCGCGAACTGTCGTTCTTCGCATACGCCGTGGCCACCATCCTGCCACTCTTCGGCGACCAGCCCCCGAGCACCAGCTCCGTCCCAAGCTGTTCGATCGGCAGGCCGGCCTCCCTTGCCGCCTTCTCGTAGTTGGGCCACAACTGGTCCATTACCCGCCCGAGCTCAGCGGATAGCTGCTCTATCGTGAAGTCCGCGCGGAAGCTGGCCTGCAGAGCCAACTCATAGATGCGGAGAAAGAACTGGGTAGAGCCCCGCGTGGCCAGCACCAGGTTGTGCTGGGGAATCAGCAACAACTTTGCACCTGCCGAATGGGCACCGGTACGGGCATCCTCAGCAAGGGTGTCCACTGCGACTACGAGGTGGTCACGATTGAGCAAAACGTTGAGGATGCTCATAGCGGGCTCGTTTTAGGGTCCGCCAACTATCGCTTTCCTTCCAAGACCTGTCGAGCCCACCATGACTACCGAGATCACCGAAATCCTAGATCGCCTTCATGCCTGCGAGGCTGGTCTTGAGGTGCATCGCGGCTACCTCAAGGCGATGGAATACGCACTTCGCGTTTCAATCTTGACCCATCAGGATCCAGGCGCCCTACTCGACACATGGACGAAGCTGCTCCCATCGATCGCAAGCACCCACGCGGATGACGGCGGCCCGCTGTTCGTCGCAGCATTCCAGCAATCACTGACAGTTTTAACCGAGCAGATTGGCCTTGATAGGAACGCGCTCTAGGCTGCCAGCCGGTGCTCGTAAAACGGGTGCCGCTTGTCGTCAAAGATCCGGTACAGCGCCGCCAGATCGGCAGGATCAGGGTTCAGCCAGGCGTCGACGTGCTCGGGCTTGATGTTGATGATCGTCCGGTCGTGGCCGGCGGCGGCAACTTCGGGTTCCGGGTCGTCGGTGATCGCGGCGAACGACAGCAGATCCGGCTCCTTGCCGGCCGGATCCACCCAGTGCGACCACAGGCAGGCCACCAGCATCGGCTCGCGCGTGCGCGGGGTGAACTGCACTACCTGGTTCTTGCCGTCCGGCCCCTCCACGTTCTCGTAGAAGGTATCGACCACCATCAAGCCGTGGGTGTGGCCGAAGGCCGGCGCCCAGAACTTCTCCAGGCTGTCGCGGCGGGCGTTGTAGGTGCCGGGGAAACGCTGGTCGTAGTTGGCCGGCTTGCCGGCCAGTCGGCACTGATAGCGCATCGGCTTGATCGTCAGCTTGCCGCCCTCCGAGACGATCACCGGGGCGTAGACCCCGGGGAAGATTCGGCTGTCCCGGTCCTTGCCCTCGGCGCGCTTGAGGTCGGCCAGCTTGCCCATCGCGCGCTCGATCTTGTTCCCAGCGATGCGCACGTCTTCCCGGGCCTTCTTCGTCTCCTTGACCTGCAGCGATCGCTCCGCATCGGCCAGCCGCTTGCGGTTGGCGAAAAGCTCCTGCTCCAGAATGGCGGCCTCGGCCTGGTTCCACTGCTGGATCTCCGCCCACACGGCCCGCTCTGCCGCGCTGGTGCCGGCCCGGAATGCGTCGTCCATCGCCTTCGGGGTCTTGGGCCGCTTCTTGCCCGGGTCATGGGCGTAGAGCGCGGCGAATTCCTGCAGCGACACGGTGGCACCGGTCATGCGGACCAGCTTCTGGTAGGCGGCTTCGATTTGGGCGGAATAGCACATGGCCGCAATCTGGCCGCAGGCCGCGTTGCGACGGCGTGAGGGCCGCGGTTACGCCCCGCCTTCCAGCACCGCAATTCGATCAATCAGCGAATCAATCGTCACCTGCATCTGGCGTTCGCGCTCCACACCTTCGCGATGCGCAGCCACCAAGTACGCAATCAGCTGGTCGGTTGCCCAACCGGCGTATTTCTCTTGAATCACATCTTCAATGATGACTTCGGGGGTATGTTCACGCATCGCATCGTCAGCCATCACGAATGCACGATCCGTTTTGCCGCCGTCGCCGAAGCTTTCAAGGTAGCGACCGATGCGGGTGTTCAAGCCCAGCAATGATTCGGTTGCATTCTGGATGGGACGCAGCGATTCGGGGTCTTTAATCTGCGGATCGGAACCGCCGTTGATGAAGCTGCCGGGCGCGGTGGCGTTTCCGTTTGGGAGGAATCGGAACCGCTGGTTACCGATCAGGATGTCTAGACTGCCTGATCGGTTAAATTCAATGATCTGCTGAGGAGTAGCATCAACCTTTCGCTGCAGACGCCAGTTGAAAGCAGACCAAGAAGTGCTGTTGGCGTTCTCCTCGCGGTAGTAATGCATTTCCAAGGCATCAGAATTATCCCCGGGACGGGATTCCCAGCGGCCAAGGGTATAACCAGCATACAGGCCAGCAGGCACAGTAGGGCTTACCGCAGACAGCTGAACGGTAACCACGCGCACCCCACCGGCCACCTCTAAATTGAAAGAGGCGGCGTAGGCGTTCCACTGCTTGCGCGTGTTGGTGGCGCGGTTCACAGCTTCGGTGTAAAGAACGCTTGCGTCCGATGCAATGGTCATGTTCACGTTGGGCGCAGTGCCGGTGACAATCGCACCTTGCACGTACAGATCACTCGTAATGGTGCCACCCGTCTTTGGCAGGGCCGCATTGGCGGTAGTCTGCGCGGCCACGGCCTTGCCGTCAGCAGTCTCTGCTGCTGTACCAGCATCGGTAGCTTTGGTGTCAACCGAAGTGATGCGGTCATTTGCTGCATCAATGCGGGCACCGAGTGCGGTGTCTGCTGCCGTGCGCGCAGCGATCTCGTTGTCCAGGCGCCCGCCTGTCTCTCCGCCGCCGGCCTCCAACGCCACGAGACGCGCCTCGGCATCTTGGAAGTTGTCGTTGCAGATCTCAAACGCGGTGAAAGCGTCGTCCCCGGGCTTGCCATCTGGCTGGATGGTCGTTTGATCGATGAATTTCTGCGGCATGTGTGTTTCCTGTTGGAATTGCCCACGGCAAAGCAGGCCGAACTTGTCGGCCTGCGCTATGGGCTGTTTCAGTTTTCGACCGAGATCACCGCGAGACTTTGCGTGATGGTCTGCTGCTGGAAGGTGCCGGATGTGTGGGTCACGTCCTGGGCAGTGAAGCCGGAGATCACTGCCCGGTACTGCATCGTTTCAGAGCTAGGGCTGGTGTCGTTCACGGTGAACGATCCGCCCCAGTTGGACACGGCGCGATCCGCCCCGTCCGGCTCGTTCATGATGTTCACCGAGCCCCCAACGTTGAGAACCTGCCACAGCGATTCGGCGTTGTTGCCGATCTTGCGGTAGATATCTACGCGTGCTGTGTTTTGCCCGGCTCCGGCCACGAAGCCCGACGAACCCAGCGTGGTCTGAACCCGCTCGTGACGCCGGGTGAAACTGACGGTCACTGTGCGCACGCGGCCGTTGGTTGCGAATGGACCGTTGACCAGCTCCGTACCGATGGTCTGCGTGGTCGTGGTCTGAACCGCGTTGCGCAGAATGCCGGCCGACAACTGGCCGCCGAAGTACGCACTGCCGTTCGCGTCCATCCACATCATGGCGTTGGTCTTCGATGCGGCGGCGGCGCCGACGTTGGGGCCGAAGTAGTCGATCAGGTTGTCACCGTTGGCACCGAAGCCAGGACCGATGATTCGCTGTGCCGCCCCTTTCCAGACGCGCAGGTAGCCGTTGCGCCATTCCATGCCCTCGGAAGCACCGTTAGGCGCGACGATCTCCATGCTGCTGGTCAGGAATCGCAGACTGACCACGTTGCCGTCGTTACCCAGCTCCATGCCGCCGACCAACGGGCCGTTGCCGGCATCAGCGATCAGGTGCAGGAACGCCTTGGCCATCACTTGTGCCAGGCCACCCTCGGTCTGCACCACCCGGGCTTCCATGCCCTGAACGACTTGCGCGCTTGCCTTGCCGTCCACCTCGGCCTTGACCGACGTGAGCTGGCCGGTGACCGCTTCGATGCCCTGCTCGGTTACCTCTACCCTGGCGCTGATCTCCTCGACGTAGTCGGCTGAGGCCTTGCCGTCCAGCTCGACCCCGAGGTGCTGGACCTGTACCGCTTGGGCCGCCTGCTCCGTGGCGATGACCTCGATTGACCTGGTTGCACTGGCCTCGAACTCGCCCAACTCGGCGCGCACCGATTCCACCTGCTTGGCGGTGGCCTTATCGCCTTGGGCGATTACCGATTGCCACGTCTTGACACCTGCGCGTACGGTCCGGTCTCCCGCGTTCCAGTCGCGGTCGCCGGCGTGCTTGTACGTCATCTGGGCTTCGAGCGACGAGGTTCTATCGCCGACTGCCCGGACACCGTCCTCCGTTTCTTCGACCCGGGCGGAGACGGCGTCCAGCGCCTCCGCAGAGGCCACAGCGCCGTCTCCTGCGGGCATCCTCGCGGACACCCGGCCGATGGCCTCAGCGTTGGCGCTATCGCCATCAGCGCGCGCTTGCCGCTCTTCAGTCACGCTCGCCTCGGTGGCCAGCGGCCCGTCACCCACCGGCATGCGCGCCTGCAGGATTTCGATTGCCGTTGCCGAAGCCTCATCGGCACTGACGCGTGCGTCCCGCTCTACCGCAAACAAGCCGGTGGCGACCTGGGACAGGTCGGTCCCTTCGTAGTCGCCACGCAGCTGGGCGGCCAACGTTTCCCGCTTGCTCGCCTCGGCTACGTCACCCGCCACCCGTGCCCGTGCTTCCTCCTGCACCAGCGCCACGCCTGCACCCGGCGTCGGCCGGCCGATGGCCACCCAGTCCACCATGAAGTAGTTGGCCACCGCCTGCTCATCGCCGAACTGCAGGCGGACTGCATCCACCTCGCCCGGCCACCAGGCAATGTCCGCCACGTCGACCGTGGCCACACCATGGTCATCCCACAGGGGCTGGGGGATCGGCGCCCGCTTGTCCACGTCCCAGTTCTGGTCCTCGGCCGTGATCCACTGCAGGTAGCCGTTCCACACCGGCGTGCCCACTCGCTTCACGCGCAGCTTGGCGAACCGATAGGCGCTGCCGTCGATCTCCAACGCCGGCGGCGACTGCACCCATGGTGCCTCGGTGCCATTGGCCGGCCGCAGCCAGCCGTCGATCACAGTGGGATCGGACCCGTTGCCGGTCCAGCCCTCGGCCGTGGTGTCGAAGTACCAAATTTTCCGGCTATCGAACTGCGTGCCGCTGCCGGCGACGATCTCCGACAGCGCGCGCGACAGCGATTCAACGTCGCTCTGGCGGGTTTCGGCCTCCAGCGTGATGGCGGCCTCGCGCGCCAGTCGTTCGTTGAGGTCGCCGTCTGCTCGGTGCTGCGCCTCCTGGGTGATTGCTTCCATGGCGTCCGACACGCCCTGCTGCCGCAGCGCCGCCTCGGCCAGCAGATCGCGTGCAGCATCGGCCAGCCCGTCGGCCCGGGCGGCGGCCTCGATTGCGTCCCCCTCGATGCGGTCGGCAATTTCCTTGGCCAACCGCTGCTGCTGCTCGATCAGGTCGCTCGTGGTCGGCGAGGGCGTAGCCTCCACCACCGAGCCCGAGCCCGGCTTTCCGCGCACGGTCGGGGTGATCCGAAACCACCACTTCGTGCCGCTGCCGTCGCTGTAGAGGTAGCGGGTTTCGACGGTCCGGTAAATCTCCGTCCACGGCCCCTGCGGGCTCGGCCCGCGCTCGATGACGTAGATCACCCCGGCCTGGTCGACCGGGTTCCATTCGATCAGCACACCATCGGCCACGGGGTTGGGGACAACCCCGTCCACCGGCGGCACCTCCGGCGGCCGATAGGCCACCGGGAACCAGGTCGAGTAGCGCGGTGCCGCCGGAGACGGGGACGGCAGCGCGCCCACGCCGATTTCAACCAGCGTGAGTTTCCTTGCCAGCATTGCGGATTACCTCGCGTATACAGCGTTGAGAGAGTTGCGCAGCGCGCTGCTGCTGGACGTGCGAACGCCCTGAGTGGTGGTGGCCAGCAGGTCCCGCAGCAGCTGGTTCTGCTCGGTGAGCAGCGCATTGCCCTGCTGCACTGCTGTGGTGGTCTGCGATTGCGCGTCCTTGTTCACCACCAGGTCGAACACGGCACGGCTGAAGTTGTCCGGCAGCGCTTCGATTGCATCGGCCAGGTGGCCCATGCTCGTGCCGTCCTCCTTGTCCAGGTCACCCACCTTCATGCCGTCGATCAGGCCGGTTACCTGGTCGTACAGGCCGTTGTAGTCCTTGCCGCTGGCATACAGGTTTCGACCGAAGCCCAGTGCCGCCTGGGCCGCTGACTGAGCAGCGCTGGTGTCGCCACCGGCCACCGCCCGCTGCAGCTCCTTCATCGCCTCGCCCAGCTTCTCCTGGTCCGTCAGCGGCGACAGGTCGCTGATCGACAGGCCGTACTGCATGGCCTTCTTGTCCTTGTCGATCTGCGCCTGCAGCTTGCCCATGTTCATCGCCCGCAGGGCTTCGATCTTGGCCAGGTCCTCAGCGCGCGCACCGGAAAGGCCCAGGGCCTTGGCGTAGTCGTTGGCCGACTTCACCTGCTGACGGTAGGTGCGCTCGATGGTCAGCGCCTGCTGCTGGTAGCTCGACAGGTCACCGGTCATCAGCTGCGTGGAAACGTCCGCCATCAGCGTTGCGTAGTTCCCCAGCAGCCCCGTCACCTTCTGGACCTGCGTGGCCAAGTCGGTGCCGGCAACGCTGGCCAGGTCCTGGAAGTAGTCAACGGCCTTGTTGACCTTCTCCACCTCCATGCCGCTGAGGGCGCGGCCCAGCTCGTCGGCGTTGCCCACCGCCAGTGCAATGGAAGCACTGAGGGCCGAGAACACATCCGACGCTTCGAAGTAGCCATCCAGCTGGCCGCCGAACCCTGCCGCACGTACTGCCTCGGTAAACAGGCGGTCCGTCATGTCGGCCAGGTAAGCCTCCAGCTGCGCCTTCGCCTCTGCCGAATCTGCCGACAGCTGCATCTTGCCCAGCGACACCTTCACCCCGGCCAGTTGCCCGGAGAGATCAACGCCCAGCTGCTTGGCCAGGTCAGTGGCTGCGCCGCGCACTTGGCGAGCCGCCATATCAAACGTGCGATCGATGCCCGGATCCAGCGCCCCGTACTGTGTCCACTTCTTGTCGCTGCGGAACAGGCCGCCCTTGGCCTTGATATCGGCGTAGGACTGGCCGTTGAAGCCACCGAACCCGTAATCGCCCGTGATGCCCTGCCCGGTGACCTTGGGCGCGCTGCGGCCGAACAGCTTGGCGTGGATGCTGGAGCCCGACAGGATGGATGCCGTCTTGTCGTTGAAGCCCAGTCCACGGAACCCCTTATCAGCGAGACCCACGGCGCCGGCCGTGGCGATCTTGCCGGCCCAGCTCTCACCGTTGGCAATGTCCCAGCCCTGATCGAACAACTCGGCATTTTTCATCATGCCGGCGACGATCCAGCCGATGATTGGCACCGCTGCCGCCGCCGTCGATGCGGCACCGGCACCAGCCCCTGCAGTACCGCCACCAATTAGCCCCGAGAAGCTGGAACCGGTCATCCCGGCCATGCTGGTCACGTCGCCGAAGCCGGTAAGGGTTCCTGACGCTGCGCCAGCGGAGCGACCGAAGCCGAACAGCCCCTGCCCCTTCGACAGCAGACCGGCAACGTTGCTCACGTTCTTTCCGCCGGCAGCAGATCCGTTGCCACCAAACAGGCCCATCAGGCTGTCCAGGCTGAAGCCACCGCCCTGTCCGCCCCAGCCACTGATCCCGTCCATGATCTTCGTCTGGATGGGGATCACCAGCTTCTGCTGCAGCAGCTCCCGGGTAATGTCCCGCAGGCCCTGCTTGGCCACGTCCTTCAGGTCGTCCCACAGACCGTTGAAATCGCGCAAACCGCTGGCCGCAAAGTCAGCCAGTGCATCGGCAGCACCATCCACACCGTCCAGGACCACATTCGCCCAAGCCTCGGCATTGGCCGCTGCTTCCTCCACCTGGATCGACAGCGCAGCGGACGCGTCGGCTGCGGCCAGCATCGCCCGCTCGTACGCCTCGTAGGACGCGACACCCTTCCGCCTGGCCAGCTCTTCTTTGCTGCCCGCCGCTTCCACAGCCCTCTGCAGCTCCTGCCGCATGTCCCGCTCGTTCATCATCTGCCGGCGCGCCAGCTCCCGAGCACGGCCGACCTTGCCGAGCATGGCCACCTCGGCGTCCATGGTCGCCAGCAACGCTTCTGGACTGGAGACAGCTTTGTTGATCTCGGCAGTCGACTGAGCCAGCGCTTGCTCGGACTCCTTCACCAGCGTGTTGTAGGCCGCGCGCGATATCTGCCCCTCATCAAGCGCAGTCTTGAGCTTCTTCTCCAGCTGCGTCTGCCGCTCAGTAGCCTCAGCCAACGGCCCACGCATGGTAGCCGCGGCCATGGCCGCCTGCTCCTCGTAGCGCTTGATCGCCTCGGCGTCTGCCTTGCGGTCCTTCGCGCCCGCACGCTCAGCCGCCGCCGCGCCCTTGCGGGATTCGGTGAAGGTCTTCTGCGCGGCAGCCAAGTCGGTCTGCAACCGGATGTACTGCGCGCCCTGTTCGATGTACTGCTTTACCTTCGGGTCATCCCGCTTGGAGAAGTCGACGCCCCCGGCCTGGGCTTCCTTGAACCAGTCGGCTACATCCAGCTTCGCCACCTCGCCGGCGCTCTTGCCGACGCGCGCGAGTTGTCCGGGCAGCGACTGCATGGCCGATGCAATGCGCTTGCCTGCCGCCCCTGCCGAGTCCCCCAGGACATTGAACGATCCCGACAGCGCGTCGGTCGCGCTCTTGGCTTGGGTGCTGCTCCCGGTGAACGCCTCCAAGATTGCCCGCTTGCGATCAACCTCCCGGCCAGCAGTGGCCGCGGCCGCGGTTTCTTCAGTCAGGCTCTTTGCCACTGCGGCGGCGGCCGGCGAGCCATCGATCATTGCCTTCCAGGCGGCATCCAGCCCGCTGGCGAAGTCGTCGGCAGAGATCTTGCCAGTCTTGAACGCAGCATCCAGCCGCTCCGTTTCCTTGATGAAGTCCGAGGCTTGCGCGACGGTGGAAAAGTTGGTGGCTGCGGCCACCATCTCCGTCATCGAATCGGTGATGGTCCGATAGTTGGCGTCGATCTCCTTCTGCAGGCGCAGGATCTCGCCGGCCTGCTGCTGTCGGTTCAGCTCCCGGAACTTCTCGATGGCAGTGTCGGCAGCGCCACCGAAGTCGATCAGAGCTGCAGCGGCGGTGTTCGTGTTGTCGCGGAAGAGCAGCCAGCCAGCCGCAGCGGTTGCCAGCATTGTGACAATGCCGGCAGGGCCGCCAAGCATCGCCAGCGTGGACGCCCCCGCCCTCGCGGCCCAGCTTGCGCTTGCGGCTGCCGACTGGGTCTGTGCCTGAGCAAGCAACAGGGTCGCCTGCCGATGCTCAAGCGTCGCGGCAGCAGCCTTGGAGCTGACAGATACGCTGCCGCCGATCACTTCCATTCGGCGGACTTCGGCCTGCGCGTCAAGCATGGCCGCACGCGCGCGCAGTTCAAGCTGCTGCGCGGCGGCCAGATTCTGAGCAGCCGCTGCCCTGTCTGCGGTCATGGCCGCGTTGGCGGCCGCGACTCGCGCGAGGAGTGCCTTCACCAAGGGGCCGGATGCAAGCGCGGCGGAAGCAACGGCTACCGTCTGGAGATTGTTCCCAAGAATGCCAATTCCTGCAGCGAGGGCTTGGGACGCGCCAGTTGCGTCATCTGCGCGACCGATCATCTCGGACAGGTTGGTGTTAAGCAGCGTCAGCGACTGCCCCACTGTCGCGTCCATCTTTCCGAACGCTTCATCGACAGCGCCCGCCTGTCGCTGGAGTGCCGTAATGACCTGGTCTGCCGTCAGCTTCCCAGCCTGGCCAAGCTCGCGCAGCTTGCCCATCGGAACGTTAAGCCCCTTGGCAATTTCTTGCGCCAGCGCGGGTGCACCTTCCAGTACTGAATTCAGTTCCTCGCCGCGCAATGCGCCGGAGGCGAACGCCTGACCCAACTGAATGAGTGCGCCCTCAGCGGAGGCAGCACTGCTCCCGCTGATCACCAGCGTCTTGCTGATGGTTTCAACCACCCGCGCCAGTCCAACGCCAGAAAGGCCAAGGGCCTCCTGGTTCATGGCGATTCGCTGATACAGCTCGGCCGTCGCCCCGAGAGGCTGCCGGGTCGCCTTGGCGATCTGCAGTACGTCTTGCTGAGCTGCGACGAATGCTGCTTGGTCCTTGGTGACTAGGCGTAGACGGTTGTTCAGGTTGGTCCATTCATCGGCCTTCCCGATCACAGCCCTAACTGCCGCCAAGGCCGAGGTCATTCCGACGGCTTCGAAGGCTACACGGCGGAAGCCTGCAGATACCTCATCCGCGCCGCGCCGCGCCGCATTCGACATGGACGACTGAATGGTGTCCATGTCGCGCTTGACCACACGCGCGGCCTTCCCGCTATCTCGCTCGAAGGAGCCAGTCTTCAGCAACAGGTCTACGGTCAGGGTGTAAAGGCTCATACCGTCGTCCACAAAAAAGCCCGCGCATGGCGGGCCGAGATAAAAAAACCGCCCTTGTGGGCGGCTCCTATTAGCGAACGATCATTCGCTGGCTGGTCTTCGAATCACTTCGTCGTTGATCACCAGATCCTTCAGGTAGTGACCATCCAGTGACATGGCGCATCGCGCAGTGGTGTCGACGTTTGCACCGAATCCGTTCATGAGCGTCAGCCCATCTCCATGCCTCCACTGAACAACTATCTGACCGTTCGCTTGGCCAACCGACACTGGATCTGGGATTCTCGCCGAGGATGGATTCTTGACGGACTCCTTGATCCATTGCTGACAATTTTTGCTCGCCTCGCGGAAAGCACGCTGCTCGGGCGAGATCCCGCCACAGGACACGAGGAGCATCTGTGAGGCCAGGAAGACAGCGGCCGTTGCCAAGGCCTTGGGGTTTCTCATTACGATCCTCGCATCAGTGTTCCCCGCGGATTCTCGCACTCTCCCTCGGTCACAACAAACCGTCATGCCGGGACCTCTTCAAACTCCATGTACCCGGAAAAGTACTGCCTGCTGATGTTTTCGGCAGTCGGCAGCTGAGTGGGGTAGCCGTAGAGCGCTGACCGGGCCGCCAGCAGCGGATCGAAAGCCTTGGTCCCCATATCCCGGTACTGCGGGACGACGCAGGAGCGGCGACGGCCAGCCAGCGCCGCGCCGATCGTCTCCCAGTCCGTTCCGTTCAAGCCGCCGCCGCGAACAACGTCCGTGGCCCGGCCGGACAGGTTGCAGGTTAGCCTGCGGTACAGCGCTCCAGGCACGGTATTGACCTGCCCGCCCTTCGTCCTGGTGTGAGCGCTGGTGTCGATCGTGGCAACTCCCCAGCCATCGCTGATACCCACGTCCACGGCTTGGAAGATGGCGATCTCGCCGATATCGATGTTGGACACGGTGGTGTCGATTTCCACGGACACCGTTGTGACAGGCACCGAACCCTGCGGGAAGAGCCATGCGCACACGCTTCCGTCAGGGAGCCGCGTGGTCGTGCCAACGGCGCCGGCGGCGCGCACCGCCACACCCGCTGGGACGTTGAGGCCCAGCACCGCCACGATCCCCGGCACGACAGCCTGGGCGAGCGTCACCGTGACGGACAACGCGCCCGTCCGGCGGACCCGGCTTGCGCGCCCGGGCTTGCCGTCGAACAGCGCGGCGCCTTGATCGCTGCTGAGCCATGTTCCACCGGCCAGCGCCACGGTCACCGCGGCGGGCATTCCATATCCGATAAGCACCCTCTCACCCCCACAAGGTCAGCACCACTTCACCCGTGGCTGGGTTTTTCTCAACTCGGCGCACCAGCACCGGCTTGCCGTCGGCCAGGCCGTACCGGCTGTAGTACAACCGGCCAATCTGCCCCGGCAGCGGCGCAAGCTGCTGATCACCGCGGACGGTGACCTGATAGAAGAAGCGCTGCCGCTGATAGATGGCCACCACCCGGTCGATTTCGGCCTGAGCGTCGGCCGCCCGCCAGAACAGCGAGATCACCGGATCTGCTGCCTCGGCTCGGCGGTAGTGGGCGTCCAACGGCCCAGCCGCGAACACCTGACCGCGATACAAGGCGGTCAGTTCGTCACGCCTCGCCTGCGGAACGTCGACCACGTCGGTGACCAGGTCCGACGCACCCAAGGCTTGGGCATTCGGCCTGTAGGCCATGCGCCGGGTGAGGTTGGGCGCTTCATCAGGCACGCCCACCAGGTCGCTGGCCATGTCGTCGTCGGTCAGCTCGAACGCCGGCACACCCTCGTAGCTCTCCGGCGCCACCACCCGGACGAATCGCAGCACCCCGGTCGCGTCCTGGTAGCACCCGGTCCCATAGCTTGGCAGGATCGCGTTGAGCGCATCGCGGCCCGTGATCGAGGTTCCTGCGTAGTACCCGACCCCGGCGTAACCCGAGGCCGCATCCACGGCGGCACAGTCCGCTGCCGACCACGCGCCCATGCCCAGGCGCCCCATGATCTCGGCGACGGCCACAGACAGCGTTGCTGGCGCCATACCGGCACCCACGCTGGACAGGTCCACCACGACAGGCGTCACCGGCGGAGACTTCATCAGCAGCTGTTGCTGATCCGGTGCTACTTCAAACGTCCCTGGCTCCATCAGGTCGCCGCGATCCATTACCGCGTCGACATAGACCGGGCCATCGGCCAGGAACATGGAGGTGGCATCCGAGTTGCCGCCAGCGGCCGGCACGCTCGCCACGGCGCCGATCACGACCGGCTGCGGCTTCCATGCCAGTGACGCGACATTGGGCAGGAAGACGCCGCGGTTGATGGGCTGGGCCAGATAGTCGTGCGCGTCCCGCAGATGGAGGGTCTTGCTGCCGTCGTCGTTGATCTCGATCTGATCGATCGCGCAACGGAACACCGGCGCTGCGTCGGCGAGCATGGCGGTTTCATCAACCAGCAGGATCTGGACCGAGGCACCCGAGCCGCCCGAGAGCGCGAGACCATCAAGCATGCCCTCGGCATCAGCCACCACGCACTCAGCCGCTGCCGTTTGCGAGACGGGGTCACCTCCCCACGGCCAGAAACTCAATTCCTGCACCAGGTTCACGCCCTCGGCAACCAGTCCTTCATAGCGGGCGTTTGCCGGGCTATCGCCTGGCGCAGAGAGCCAGTCGGCATCAGCGAGCCGCGTCAAGGCGGCCTGAGCCTGCTCCAGCCGCCACCCGGCGATCGCGGCATCGCTCCGCGCGCCCCACTGTCCAGCGTTCACGGCCAGGCACAGCCCGCCGGCCTTGGTTGCGGCCAGGGATGCAGCAAAGTGCAGCGGACCGGCCAGCAGCAGGTCGCGCTGGTGGACCAGCGACCCGTTGAGATAGAGGTGCAGCCGGGACGGACTGCCGAAGGAGACTCGCATCCCGACGATATCGCCATGCTGGACCAACGGGAGGCCCGTGGCGATGGCGCCGATGCCCTGGATCAGCCTGCCGGTCGCCAGCTCCCAGCCGATCCCCTCCCCGTTTGCGCCCGGTGCCTGGTTGAGTGGCGCCGCCGGCGTGACAAATCCGACCACGGCGGAAAGGTCGTCATCGCCCCACAGAGCGAATTCAACGCCAACAATGCCGGTGGCCAGGGCAAAGTCCGATCGCGCGCACCGGTTGAGATCGGCCGCGGCTGTCGTTGCGAGAGTGAGCCCCCCATCTCGGGCAGCGAGCAACGGTCCAATGGGGAGCGCAGCGAAGCGCCCGAAGGTGTCGGCCATGGGTCATCCAAGAGAATCGAACCAGTCCTCTGCCTCGTCCTCGTCGGATCGGGGCACAAGGGCGTCCAGGTAGTGCTGCATGCCGCGCTTGGTGCCGCCCTGGCTGTGTGCAGCGGTGATGTATGCGACGAAGGCAGCGGGCTTCAGGTGCAGGCTGACCGGGTCGATGGGATTGCGCTTGTGGAACTCCCACCATTCCAGAAACTCGCGGCGCGACATGGTCGCCTGCAGCTCCGACACCGGCCGGTGCAGGTGGCCGGCGAGGACCTTCCAGAACCAGTCCTCGCCACGCTGCCTTAGTCGTTTCCCGCGTCGGCCTGGGCCTGCGCGGCCTCTTCGCCGAAGCCAGAGTGCTTCATGGCCACGCGCTGCAGCTCTGCCGCCACCAGCGGTTTCAGCTGGGCGGCCTGCGTCACGTTCATCACAGGCTTGCCATCCTCGTCGCAGATGGATGCCGCGATCAGCTTGGCGCGGTCGCCCTCACTCCACAGCTTGCGGAACTCTACATCCGGCAGCTCGCGAACGTGGAACTGCGCCTTGTCGCCATTGGGCAGGGTGATCGTGTCGGCGTGCACATCCTTCGAAGCGAACATGCCCAGGTTGGTGAACGACTGCAGGATGCTCACCGGCTGCTGCGGCTGGGTTTCCGGGGTGTCGTTGGTCTTGCTCATTGGCCGTTTCCTTGAATGGCGACAGGGCGCGCGGGCCGCGCACGGCTAACAGGCGGAGGATCCGCGCGCCCTGCCAAAGAGAAGGCCCACCGAAGTGGGCCGAAAGAGAAAGCGCCGTTGTTGCCGTCAGGGCGTCGGGCGGTGCGTTTCGACTGCGCCGGAGCCACGGATGGTCATGGCGGCTTTCCACACGTCGTTGTCGGCCACCGTCACCGCGAAGTTCTGGACGAAGCCGTTGAACTGCTTCGACACAACCGTCGTCGGCGGGGTGATGACACCATCGACCGCCACCGGCTTGGCCGCGCCCGCCGTTTCGCTGGCCGGCGCAGTGACCAGGAAGTTGACCACCGCGCCAGTGCGGTGCAGTTCCTCCAGCGCCTCGGAATCGACGGAGTCATAGATCACCTCGATGCTCGTGCTGCCGGTCGCCTTGCGGCCCGCGACGAACTGATCCCAGTCGTCATCGAAGTCCGAGATATCGATTTCCGAGGCCTGGCCATCCGGGAAGCCGACCGAACGGACACGGGTCACCTTGATGACCTCCGCCGCGCCGATGGCGATGAACAGCTGGGTGTGCTTCGACTTGAGTACCTGTCCCATAGGGGTTTCCTTGCGTTGTGCCCGTCGCCGGGCATGAAAAAAGCCCCTTGCGGGGCCGGTGGATTGCCGTTGTGTGGATCAGCGCAGCTGCAGCAGGCGCGCGTCGAATGAAATGCCCATTGCGTCCGTGTCGTCGCTGTCGGGCGTGGGGTTGTGCGACTCGATGCTGCCCACGCGCTCGATCACATCCCGGATGGCGACGGCAACGCCGTTGGCCTGGCTGAGGCTCTCGCCCCACACGGTCAAGCGGACCCGCCAGCCGTCCGCCGGCGGCGGCTCAGACAGCATCGCGGTGGGCGAGCCGCCGACAACTTCCCACGTCGCGTAAGGGAGCGGCGTGCCCTGGGGCGCGCTGCCCAGGAACAAGTTGGCGGGGTCGCCAAGCACCTGCCGGACGGTCGCATCGTCTTCCAGCAGCGATTGGATTAGGGGAACCATCATCTCCAGCCCTCCTTCCTCAGCTGCTTGTCGAGCGCGGCCCGGGTTTCATCGATGATCACCTGCGCCGCCTCGGGGCCTTTGGCTTCGCCGGCCGGCGTCAAGAACGGCGAAGCCCGCTGCTTCTTCGTGCCGAACTCGAGGAACCGCCAGTAGTAGGCCCAGCCGCGGTCAACGTAGGATTTCCCTGCTCGACCACGTCGCTTGTTCCGCTTGGTGTTGGCGTACTTGCGTCGGCGGCCAGACTTCACCCCAACGGTGAAGTACTCCCCGTCCTTGCCCACGCCAGCGCGGGCCCTGTTTTGCGCGTTGGCTCGGCGCGTGATGATCTGGCTGGCCAAGAACCCCGACGCCTTCGGCGCACGGCGCCTCGCATCGTCCCGGATCACATTGCCGCCCTTGCGCATACCGGCTCGGACGGCACTTCCCTGCACGGCCCTAGGCGCCTCCCGTAGCGATCGCAGCAAGCCGGCCAAGCCGTGAATGGATACCTGCTCAGCCATTGCTTAACCCCGCTACGGCGATGATCGCCATCTCGCTACCATCGTTGCTTGGGGCGATGCTCTTGATCGCATACGGCTTGCCCCGCTCCACAATGCGCCAGGTGGGCTCGACATGGCGCGGGATCAGGTCCCAGCGGACTTGCTCCCGATAGCGCTCGGCGCCAGCCGCGATCGCCTCTGCCGTGGCACTGAGCTGGTTCGTCTTCTTCGCCCACGCTTCGGCGACGAGCTCCCACCCCTTCTTGGCCGGTCCACCCAGCGGATCCCGTACGTCTACCGGCCGCTCGAAACGGATCAGGTGGCGGCGCTGCCCTGCTGAAGTGGCCATCAGAATCGTTTCCTGTACCAAAGAAGCCTGGACACGCCGAGCGCGATTTCCGAGGTCAACTCGCCTACCGCGCTGCGGTTTTCCGCCCAGTTGCCGACCATCAGCAACACTGCCTGGCGCACGTCGGCCGTCAATGCCATTTCGCCCTCGCTGGAAGGGTCACCCTCGACCAAGGTGCGATCGCAGTGCATCTGCACATGGGCCAGGGCAGCGTCAACGTATGACTGCAGCAACGCGTCGCTGATCTCGTCAACGATCCGGCACTGCTCGCGCACCAGTGGAAGGTCGAGGGTGATAGCCATTACGCCGACTTCCCGCTCTTCTGGGCGTCCGCCAGCACCTCTGCCAGGCGCTGCACGCCCCAGCGACGATCAAAGGTGGCTCCTGCCGCCTCCAGCTGCTGGATCAGCTGCTGCTTTTCATCTGCGCCGCCTGCATCGGCGACACCATCGGCGCCCGGTTCGACAGCAGCTGTCGGCTGGGTAGCGGCGGTGGCATCACCACTGGTCGCCTGCTCGCCGCCAGCGTCGACCACGGCATCGGCCTGGGCATCCGGAGCCGCCGCCGAGGTGTCGCCCTCGCCTGCCTTGAACTCACTCGGCTGGGCCGGCTTCGTCTCCTTGGGCGCAGCGCCTTCATGCAACTGCACCACCAGGCCCTTGCCGACAAGCGCGTGCCCGTATTCGGGATCCACGTCCGGGAATACATCGCCCGCCTTCACATCGGCAGACGGGGATTTGAGCTTCGGGGCATCGCCACGGAAGCCCCACAGTGCTTTGATTTTCATCTTCGTCACTCGGTATCGGGAGAGAGACCGGCGCATGGCCGGCCTCCCTCGTGGTTGGCGTCGATTAGGCCGCCGGCTTGAAGCGGCCCTTCACGAACGCTTCGACGCGGCGCTTTGCCAGGCCCAGACGCTCTTCCACCAGCAGCACGCGCTGGTTCTTGACGAAGTCGTCGTTGATCAGGCCGACCTTGAAGAGGAAGCTCATGCGGTCGTAGATCGTGGCGCCGCGCTGGAAGTTGGCGACCAGGAACTCGCCACCGGTGGTGGTGCCGTCGCCCTCGTCCATGCTGTCCGAAGCCACCACCGGGCGGCCCCACAGGATCGGTGTCACGAAGCCCTGCAGGTTGGCGAACAGGTAGCGGTTCTGGCTGTCCTTCTCCAGCTCGATGTTCATCCAGTCCAGCTCGGTCATCACCGTGGCATCGGCCGACAGCTTCGACTGCTTGCGCACCTGATAGATCGCGCGGCGGACCGTGTCGATCGAGGTGTCGCTGGCCTTGGACAGGTCGTCATCGAACAGCGTGGCGTCGGTCATCAGGCCCGGCAGATTGTTGCCCAGGCCGTCGCCCTTCAGGATCTGGGCTTCTTCTTCCAGCTTCAGGTCGTAGCGCAGCAGCTGCTGCAGGTAGCCGTACATCTGCGGCACGTCGTCCAGAGCTTCATCGGTGACCGGGATCCAGACCGCCAGCTTCTTCACCAGATCGGTCTTCTGCTCGAAGGTGACGTTGCTCTGCGGCTTGGCGGTGCCCTCGCCGACCGCACCGGCGCCGCGGGTGTGCAGCTTCTCGCGGAAGTAGGTGTAGCTCTGGCCGGTGACGGAGATCGACGGGATCAGGTCGCGGATGCGCAGTTCCTGGCGGATGCCCGGCTGGATGGTCGGGTCGAAGTTGGGGACCACGATGCCGGCGCTGGTGACAGCCTTGGTTTCCTGCATGGACGCCAGTTCGTCCTTCTTGACCTCGATCTCAGCCGCTGCCTTCTCACGGCCCTGCAGCGCCTTGTACTCGTCGTTGCCCTTGATGAAGTCGATGAAGCCCTTCTTCGTGCCGGGCTGATTGCCCAGGCCGATGCCCTTTTCTTCCAGCTTCAGGACCTTGTCCACCACCTTCTGGATCTCATCGGTGGCGGTCTGGATCTGCTTCTTCAGGTCGGTGGTGACCTGGTTTCCTTTTTCGATCTCGGCCGAGGCGCTGTCGTACTTCTTCTGCAGGCCGGCGAAGCCGTCCTTCAGCTGCTTTTCCAGGCCTTCGCGGATCTCAATGATGTTGTCCGGCATTAGTTCGTTCCTTCAAAGATGGATTGGATGGAGTTGCCGAGTTTCTGCAGCTGTTTCACGGTCTCCGTGTCCCCAATGCCACCGTCTCGGTGGATCGCGGGAAAGCCGAGCGAGGCGACGGCCGCCGCCTCTTTCTGGGACAGCCCCATGCGTTCGCGAAGGGCTGATTCGAAGGCGCGAACGTCGGACTTGACGCTCATCACCTGTGCTTCCGGGTTCATGCCGAAGGGGACGACCGAGGCCTCCCACAGTTCGGCCTTCTTGATGACGCGCACCCGCCGTCCCTCGCGGTTTTCAATCGCGTCCTCCAGCGTGTTGAAGCCGACCGACATTTCGTCCAACGTGCCGGCCTTCATCAGCTCGTAGGCGTCCTTGGCGTAGCTGACGTTGAGGTTGACCTTCCCTTTCAGGTGCAGGCCGTTGTCGTCCTGCTTGAACTCGGCATCGCCGATCAAACGGGTCAGGTTGTGGTACAGCGCCAGGCGTAGCCGGCCAGTCCTGGTCGTCTTCACCTTGACGAAGGCGCCCGGCAGGATCAGGTCCTCACCGAGGTCAACGTTGTTGAACACCGAGGCGTAGCCTTCGAAGTTGCCGGCGTCGTCCGCCGCCTTGACCTCGAACGGGCAGGAATACTTGCTAAGCATTGGCGGGATCTCCCGTTGGGTCGTCGTTGCTGGAATCGGGTTGGTTGCTGGTCCACCGGGTGACCTGGTTGTATTGATCACCGTCGAGCGCGGGGAGGTTCTCCTTCACCCGCACCTCGTTGATGGTCATCCAGCCCGAGCCACCGGAGCCGCCAAGGGCGGTCTTGTAGTAGGTGGAGCGGGCGCCGCTATCCGCGCGCAGCAAGCCCTCCACGACCGCCTCAACAAAGATCTCCGTGTCAGCGAAGAGCTTGTCGTTGATCTCGCTTTCGATCGCGTCCAGATAGGGCTTCAGGCCGAAGGTCACAAAGCCGCTGGTCTGCTGTTCAAGGTTCGACCCAAGAACCGAAGTCGAGCGCGCGCGATTGGTCAGGTAGAGCGGAACGCCCCAGATGCCGGCGAGTGCTTCTTCCTGGAACTGCTGCGACTCGATGAACTGACTGTCTTTCTGCGTCAGGCCTGCCGGCGTGATCGTCGGTCCGCCCTGAAGGATGGCCATCTTGCCCAGGTCATCCACATCACCCTGACGAATATCCGGCAGCTTCGCCTTGATCTGCGCCTGCTGCTCCTTGGTCAGGAACCCGGGATAGGTGATGTAGCCACCGGTGAAGCCGCCCTTTCGCATGAACCGTGCCGACCAGTCCTGCGCGGCGCGCGCCAAACCGATCGTTTCGGCCTGGTACTCCACCGGTGAAAGGCCGACGATGCCGTCCGGGCTGAACAGCTTGAAGTGCAGCATGTTTTCCGGCGAGACAGGTGTCTCCTTGCCGTTGATCGTTGCCCAGTAGATCAGCCCGTCGTCGGTGTCGATGCGGACGCTGTCCACTCCGACCGGAATCAGGCCGATCCATGCGCCGCTGTCGTCGCGTTGGATGATGGCGAAGGAGTTGCCCCGCAGCGCCATGTTCACCACCACGGCTTTGATCAGGTCCAACCACTTGATGTACGGGTTGGGCTTGGCGATCAGCCTGAGCAAGCGCCGCCGTTGAGCGCTGCTGCCCTTCACGAGCGCTCGCAGGCCGCCGGTGTCCTCGTACAGCTTCCAGGGCAGGCCGGCCGCGGACTCGGAAAGAACCTTCACACACGACCAGACGATGCTGACCGTAAGAGCGCTCTTCTGGGTTACGCGAACACCGGCCTTCGTGCCCTTTCCACCGACCGAGAGGTCGACCTCGACATAGTTCCCCGTCGCGGGGTCGTCATAGCCGAAGAACCGCCAGCTCATCGGGTTGTACCAGCGAAAAGTTGTCATCCGATCAGTCCAAAGAAGCCGTTTTCCAGGTAGTCATCAATGCCGCCGGAGTCCTGCGGCATGGCGTGTGCCGCGCCGATGGCCATGCAAAGGGCCACCGCGGCGTCGATCTTGTTTGCCGACCTCGCCTTCGACAGCCAGCTGTTACCCCAGCGGTCCGATTCGATGACGGCGGACATGATTGCGGACACCAACACTGGGTTTCGACGCAGGCGCAGGCGCCCTTCCAGCAGCGCTTCCTCCAGCAACCGCAGTGATCCGGGCATCCACGTGCCCTCCGGAGCTGGCTGGCCCGACTGCTCGGCCGCCTCGACCGCTGCGTCCAATGGCTTGCCCTTCTTGCAGCCGCCCTGCGGGTGCTCGGCGAAGGTCACCGACAAGCCAATGTCGTTGACCTCTTCTTCGAAGCGCCGAAACGCATACCGGTCGTATGCGACCAGCTGCACGTCGTACCGGTTGTCGTACTCGGCCATGACTTGGGCCACGTGCCGGAAGTTAATCGCCTGACCCTGCGGTGCGTGCAGGAACCCACCGTTGACCCACGCGCGGTACGGAAGCTTGTCCTGCAGCTGCCGCGCGTCCAGCGTGTCGCCGGGTGTCCACGCCTCGATCCAGGCGTCGAATGTCGGCTTCTCGATGATGAGCTTCTCGCCCTCAACCTCGACCTCCACCGGCACCGTGCCGGTCTCGACCACCGCTGCCATCGCGGTGATATCCCGCACCTGGGACAGATCGAGGCCGAGGTAAACCTTGCGGCCCGCATGCACGTGCGGATCGAAGTCGGCCAGGGCCGGTTCAAGCGTCGGGCGTGTCATCCAAGCGGTCTCCGCATCGGTCCACACGCAGAAGTGCAGCCGAAGAATGCCGTTCAGCGACCCGGGGATGGCCTTGGCTTGCGCCACCACATCCGCCAGGTACTGCTCGGTGATCGTTACCCCCAACAGGGGATTGGCCTTCGCCCAGCAGCTGGGGTCCTCGAGCGGGTCGTCGCCGTCGTCCAAGCTGCACACGTAGCTGAAGGTGCGGTCATCGATCACATCGCCAATGAAGGTCGGATCGTTGACCGCTTCGGTGTGGCCGGCCGCAACCTTCACCGCATGTTCGTGCTCTTCCCAGCAGACCGAGGTCCGGTCGCTGCCGGAGTTGGTGATCATGAAAAGCAGCGGCTCGCGGCGGAACTTGAACCCGCGCTCCAACATTTCGATGATTCGCCGGTCGGGAAGCTCATGCACCTCATCGACCAGCACGAAGTACGGCCGGGGACCGGAACCGGTACGCCCGGTGTCGCGGGACACGGGCCGGAAAAAACTCGCGCTGGCGTGGTGCGCCATGCTGAATTCCCGGCCCTCGCCGCCAGCGAACTCCACTCGCTTGGCCAGCAGCGGCGACTTCTTGACCATCTTCACGGCGTCGGCGAACAGAATGCCCGCCTGGTCCTTCTTCGCCGCTGCCGCGTAGATTTGCGCGCCGGCCTCACCCGCTGCCGTCATCCCCAACAGGCCCAGCCCACCGGCAAGCGGGCTTTTCCCGTTGCCCTTGCCCTGTTCGATGTACGCGCGGCGGAAGCGGCGCAGACGATCCGGCCCTTTCCAGCCAAACAACGAGCCGATGATGAACGCCTGCGACGGGTGCAGCTCGAACTTCCGACCCTCGAACTGGCCCTCCGACAGCATCAGCACGTTCTCGAAGTACCGGAACGCGTAATCGGCGGCTTCGTGGTCAAAGAAGAGGCCCCGTTCGGGGCCTTGGATTAGATCCTGGAGGTGGCGACGGCAGGCATTGCGTACGTGTGGCCCGGCAACAATGCGGCCAGCTACCACGTCCAGCGCATATGCCTTAGTGCGATCGGCCGGAACCTGCGCCGGCGAAGAATTCTTCGCCCGCGTCTTCGTCGTCACCGCCATGCGAAACCTTCGATTCATCCACGGGAGTGGCACCCAGCTTCGACAAGATCGAGCTGAGCGCCTGGGTTGCTGACACGCCGAATTCGGCTTTCGGGTCTTCCATGCGAGCGGTCCAGAGGCAAGCCAGGCGCAGCAGCACGCGGTGGCTTGCGTTGAGCCAGGGCATCTCTGCGGCGAACTCCTTCCAGGCGCGCTTCTCGCCGGCCGTCATCGTCTTGTACGGCTCACCCAAGGCGCGAACGCCGGTCGGGCGCTTCCTGCCGGCGTGCCGGCCAGGGTTCTTGATGGCGGCGCCGCTTGTCGCAGCTTTTGCGACGGGCAGTCGAGGCCTTGCCATGAATTCCTCGGGAAAATGCAGTGATATCAAGGGGGTTTGAGAACGTCGGGGGGTCGTCCGACGAATTGTGGATACGCGCGTTTGGGGGGGCGGTCGGTCTAGGAGCCGACCACCTCCATAAATTTGACCCCCCTCGTGGAACATTTTCGTGAAACACGTTAGATGCCGATCGGCCAGCCGTCGCTGTCACACCCTCGGATCTGCGCCGAACCACGCTCTATGCGCGCCTGATCGCTGCTGTGGCAGTTGGCGCACTGGCTATCGAAGGGACCTGTCCAGAACATTTCCTCGGTCTCTCCGGCCGGGTGCCCGTTGGTGTGGTTGCACACTGTCGCCACCGTGACGTGGCCTCGCGCCTTGCACTTGCTGCAAAGCGGCTCACGTTCCAATTGCGCCTTGCGCGTGCGTTGCCAGCGCGCGGTGCCGTACAGGTGGGCGAAGGCACTGCCGCCGGTCTGTCGTGTCCTGCCACGACGTTGGGTGGACGTTGCTGCCATCAGTACGGGTTCCCATCCAGGTCGGCACGCTCGGGCTCGGCGCTTTCGTCCTGCACTGGCGCACCAGCCTCCTCGCCCAACAGGAGGGCGACCGCCTGCACCAACATGCCGACATGCGTCACCAGTTCGGCGAGCTGCTTGCCCTGCTGCTCCATGATCCCGACCAGTCGGTCAATGCGAGCGTCTGTGCTGCCATCGATGCGCGCAGCCAAGGCGGCGACTGCTGCAGCGCGCGCAGCCTGCTCAGCGGCCAGTGCTGCCGCAACCTCTTCAATCCGTGGAACGTCCATCAGCAACCCTCGTCGTTCGCAGTACCAAGCCGCGGCGTATCCACCGCTCGACCCGATCCCAGTCCGGTTCCATGCCCGTCGTCCTGGCAAACCACACCACCGCGGCCAAGTAGCACCGCAGCCACCAGCGCATGCGGACGGTAGCCGTCACTGCTCCAGCCATCAGAACTCCTCCACTGCCCAGCCGCCGCCGTCCCGCTTGGCCTTGACCTTCACCGCGATGAAGCGGAACGGATACATGGACGCGGCGATCTTGATCTTGGCCCTTGCATCGTCCTGCCAATGGCCCTTCACCTCGTGGCACTCCATGACGCCATCGGCTGACATGACGGCAAAGTCCGGGGTGTAGAACGTGTTGTCCGCCAGGCGCAGCTTCAGGCCCTCGAAGCGGTGCCATTGGATTTCGCCGGCAGCCTGCAGCGCGCTCAGCCGCGAGGCATACGCCGCCTCGGTCTTGTTCATCTCGCCAGCCTTCAACCGGCCCAGTGCCAGCATCCGGCGGTTCATTGCGTCACCGGCTGGCGGTCGGCGGCGATCACTGCTTGGCAGGCTCGGACGTGGTCCTCGGCGTCGGTGACGATTCGAACAGCAGCTCCGACAACCTCTGGACGTAGTTCGGCGCGCGCATCACGTTCGACGGCGCCGGCGGCAGCTTCGGACAGGCGAGCGGTGTGGCAGGTGGCGAGGTCGTCGCGCAGGCGGAGATTGCCGCTGCGCAGGCCAGCCACAACAGCAGCAGGGACGGCCTCGGCCGCAGTCCGGTCTTCTTCATGCTTCGCTCCAATGGTGGCCAGTGTCTCGGCCTGGGCGTGCTCGGTGGCACGGCTCTGGTTGACCTGCTGCACCTGGGCGGAGCTAGCGCTGGCCTGCTGCCGCGCATCGGCACCCTCAGCGCGATCACCACGCCAAGCCCAGCCAGCACCGAACATGGCCGCGGACCACAGGGCGAAGGCTACAACTGCGATGGCGGTGCGGCTCACGCGGTCACCATGTGGATCCAAGGCTTCACCAGCTCCCAGAGCCAGGGGATCAGCCAGAACAGAATGGCCATCAGCGCCGCGCCTGCAGCCATGGCCAACACCAGGCCGAACGCGAAAGCGTTCCCGATACCGTCGTACATGTCATTTCCTCCCTTCACACATGGCGCGCTCAGCGGCGCGGCGATAGACGAGGCCCTGCACGCGTTTCCCACCTGCATAGACCCACCGGTCCAGCTCTGCGCACCAGGCAGAGGGCGGTCGACCGCTGTTGATCTTGCGCACCAGCGAGGAGCCACAGGCTGCGGTGGTCCCTACGTTGTAGGACCAGCTCAGCAGTGCTGCCCACTCGTGCTGTTCCAGCGGGACATGGATGCAGGCCTGTATGCCGGTGAGGTACTCGCCCAGGCGGCTGTTGAGCCGCGCAGCACACTCCGCCTCGGTGTAGTACGCCTTGTCCGGCTTGTCCGTATCGCCGTAGCAGTACGTCGCGACACCGACCATGTCGATGTAGGGCGTCGGTGCATAGCCCTCGCGCGGCTTGACCAGCACAGCGGCGGACAGGGCAATAACGGCTGCGGCAGTGCCGCCGATGATTTTCGCCTTCATGCCTGCGCCCTCTGCCGCCACTCGCGGACCCAGCGCCACCCGAGGTAAGCGATCTGGCCAACGAGATAGACGATGGTCAACACCACCACCACGCGGTCTAGATCCGCGCCCGCAGCGACGGCGCCGGCGACGGTTACCGGCGGTGCGGCTTTGGCCACGGCACCGGCCGCAGTGCTGATGATCTCGTCCTTCATGGTGGCCCCGTGACTTGTCCGGTTCGGCATACGCCCCTCCCGGTTGATGGGTGCCCGCCCCTAGCGCCGGCTGGGCACGAGAGTTTGTCCGGCTGGGACGCGGGCAAAGAAAAAGCCCCGGCTGGGCCGGGGCTTGCGATTGGATGGTGGCAAGATTGCCGCCTATTTCGATGACCTAGGAAGTCATCGTTACGCCGTCATCGTGAGCGCCTTGCTGAACTGCCGTGCAGCGCGCGCCTCGGCCGCGCGGAAGTTGGCAAGCATCCACTCATAGACCGGCCGCCAGAACCGGCTGTAGGCCGACCAATCCGCCCCGATGGCGCCGGCGCGCTTTCGGCCGCTCAATGGCTCGCAGCCACTCCCGCCGCAGTCTCCGCAGTTCACTACACCTGCGCCCGCCGGATCTGGAACAACCTTCCTGCCGCCGCAACGCTCGCACTCGCATGCCCCGACCATCTCCGCGATCACCGCCCCAGCCAGAACCCCAAGCTGCTCCATCGTGTTGTTCGGCCATGCCGCAGCGCGCGCATCATCCAGCGCCTTCTCTGCTCGGCGCAGCTCGCGTCGCTGTGCATCGGTGACCGTCCCGCCGCACCAGCCCATGCTGGCCTTGGCGATGCCGAAGTGCGTGCGAGCGTCGGCCAGTTCGTGCATCTGGCGGGTGAACTCCGGTGCCACCAAAGCGATGACGGCCTGGCGCAGCTGTTCGCGCCGGCGCTGACCACTCTCGGGCCACCACATTGCCTGCAGCAGCTCATGCCCCAGCCCGTGCGGCACGTACGCCAGCGCAGCCACGACCTCCTGGGTGGTCGGGCCGCCCGCGCTGCCATCGAAACTCATGGTCTTTGGGCCCGTCCGGCTGGACAGCAGCTCCCGTGCATTACTCATTCGCATGCGCCTTCCCCTTGGTGGTTTGCTCGTGCAGCGCGCGGTCGCGCCGGATTCTTGGTTGCGTTCATCAGGCCGCCGCGGGGCCAGCCGGCTCGGCCGCGTAGTGCGTGATCTTCGGGTTGTCCCAGCGCCAACTGCCGAACACCGGCCGCTTGCTCACCGAGTCCCACAGCATCAGCCGCGTGCCGTCCTGCGGAGCCTCCGCGATGGGACGCCACTGCACAGCAGGCCACTCCGATTCAGCGAGAATGTCCCGCGCAGCGTTGATCGACAGGCGCCCGTCGGCGGCGGATCGGGCCAGCAGGCTGTTGAGTAAGGGGCGGTTGTTCATGCCGCCTGATCCCAGCTGGCCGGAAGGCGCTGCACCTGCCCGCCACGGGCCTCGAACTGCTCAACCGTCTCAACCTGACCGGCAGCGAATGTCCCTGGCTTCCTACGCTTGGGCCGGGACACCGTGTTGTGGTCCATTCGGCGCTCCCTGGGCGCGATCTGAGGGTTCAACCTCGGTGCCAATGTCTTCGTCTTCTTCATGCCGTCGCCCTCAGTTCGTTGATATAGGTCTGCTGCTCGATCAGGTCGTCATCAGATCCGTAGGTTTCGTGGAAGGTCCGCGAGCCATCCATCAGGCTCGGACCGTAGATCTGCCGCATCCAAGCGAAGGTTTTCCCTTCCATCAGTCGGCGGCGGTGGTGCCATATGCAGAGCGCGAAACCGAAGTAGTGGCCGCGCCGCCGGTTGCCGCTCTTGGCGTGGTTGTAGTCGCAGCCGTAGACCACCCGTTCCGGGTCCAGCAGCTGCTGGATCTGCAACACCACACAGGCCATGCACGGGCCGGCCTTGGCCAACTCGATGCGTGCCGCCTCTGCCTTCGTCGGCGGCGGATCGTTGGACCACATCAGCGCAGTTCCGGAATCGGCCCGGCATACCGGGTGATCGGGATCTGCCGGCAACCATCGCGCCAAACGGTGGCCCCACGGGTGGCGTACAGCACCAGCGGCTTGACCCCATAGCCATAGGCCAGATACCAGCCGGCCACCGCCACCGGCTCGGAAACAGGGCGCACCTCCAGTTCGACGTGGTCCTGCCTCATGCCGCTGCGTCCTGAGCGGGACCGAACAGCTCGGCGATTTCCGCCAGTCGCTGTTTGGTGCGCTCGTTCGCTTCCGGGCTCGCCTCCACTCGGCCGGCGAGCAGGGCCAGCGGATTGAACGCGGGCGTGGCCGGCGGCAGCGCCAGGTGGTCGGCTACCTGCTCGTGCGCCAAGCGGCCAGCATCCACCGCCAACTGCAGCGCTGCGGCCCGGGCACTCGCGTCGTGGCCCAGCGACGGCTGATAGACGGCACAACCACCCACAGCGCGCGCGCTCTTCACCAACCGGGCGTACACCTCCAGAAACGCCTGCCGCGCTGCGATCTTGTCGCCTTCCTCGACCAGCGGCAGCGCCGCCGTCCATGCGTCCCTGGTCTGCTCGGTCCATACCACGGTCACCGCCTCGTCAGCGGCCCGGATCGCCACAGCCCACGCTTCGTTCGGTGCCGGGTGCCCGTCGTCAATGCGCTCCATGATCGCGGCCAGGCTCAGCCGGCCCTTTACCTCGCGGCGGCAGGCGGTCAGCGCCTCAGCCAGCACGCGCAGCGGATAGGTGACCAGATCCAGCACCATGTACGTCGCCGCGTTGGGGCTGATCTTCTCGCCCATGACCTCGGCAGTAGAGGCCAGCATGTCCACCAGCTGATCCTGCTCGGCGTCAGTGAGCATTGGTCGCCCCCCTCAGCTGGCGCAGCTTTGCCTTGGCCTCGTCCGCGGCGTTGGCGTTGCTTTGGGTCTGGTCCTGCTGCTGGGCGCTGGTCGCGGTCATCTGCCGGCCGGTGACCCACTGCGTGCGGTAGGCCTCGCACTTCGACAGCAGCGCCCCCAGGTCGTGCATGTTCTGCACCACGTAGCGCTCGTTGACGGTCAGGAACCACCCGGCGACGGCCGGTGCTTCGGCATGCCCGAGCCGCTGCACCAACTGCTTCACGTTGGCGTTGACCTTCGCGTTGCGGACCGGTGCAACGCCATGGCGGATGCGGTAGGCGCTGGCGTATGCCGCCCATGTCGCCCTGCACGCGGCCTGCAACTCCGTTTCCGAATCCACCACCGGCGGCGCGGCCGACAGGCCCGCCGGAGATGACGGTTCTTCTGACGGTTCATTGGTGGTTATATGACGGTTAGGCGGCACGGGGCGCACCTCCAGACCTGCGCCCGCTGCATCCCCACCTGCACGGGGCGCATCCCCACCTGCATCGGGCGCACCCCCTGCACGGGGCGCAGCACCTGCGCCCGATGCAGTACCGGCTTTTCCGGCCTTGCGGGTGCCCTTCGACGGCGCTGCGGCCTTGTCGAACTTGGCCGGGGTGACGTTGTAGACAGTGCTGCTGTTGAACCTGCGGTCGCGGGTCAGTAGGCCCACGACTTCCAGATGATCCATGGCGGTGCGTACAGCGCGCGGCGACATGCAGCAGCGCGCGGCGATGGTGCCCACCGCCGGCCAGCACACGCCATCGTCGTTGGCTTGGTCAGCCAGCGAGATCAAGACAGCCTTCTGCGTGACGCTCAGGCCCTGCAGCGGCCAGCACTGCGACATGATGATGGTCGACATGTCAGAGCCCCAGCAACACGTTTTCGCCCGGCGCCACTGGCCACCAGGTACAGGCGGGTTTGCCAGTGATTTCGCAAGGCGCGACCGGGCCGCGCCAAATGCGTCCCGCTCTGGCCAGTTCAGGCAGACGGCGGCCCAGCATGTGGCGGTCCAGGCCAGTCAACTTCGATAGGTGAAGGCTGCTCTGCCCCGGGTGACGGATCACCGCGGCTTCGGTCTTGGCATGCTGGACATGCAGCGCGCCGCTGGCGATAAGGTCGGCAGCAGCAGCGTGGCTGCTGCGGGGATCAGTTGATCGGGCTCGAACGTTCATGGATGCACCTCGCTGGAGAGGCTTCCAATGGTCATTGCATAAATCTCGAGCGCTGTAGGCCAGCTCAAGGGAATTTGGGGGTAGTTAGACATTTCGTGCCCTCCCCTTCGCCGCAGCGCGCGAAACGTTGCGAATCAACCGGTGCGCCATCGTGATCAGCGAGTTGGCCTCTTCCACCATCAACTTCGCTTCGTCGCTGTCGATATGGTGATCGGCCATTGCCTCCACCGCCGTGCCAGACAAGCGCCCCACCCGCGTGGTGATCTCCAGCAACTTCGTCTGGATGGCGCCGATCTCGTCCGACCAGCCGCCCTCCGGCGGCGGTGGAACCGTGGCCACGGCCATGCCGAACTGCCCGGCCAGCGCCTGCATCCAGTCAAGGGCGTAATCACTTCCCCCTGCCTTCTCCTGCATCCACTCCGTGAGCAGTTCGGCGATTTCCATCGTCACCGACTCACCCTCCAACCCACGCAACTTCGCGCGAAGGGTTTCCGGGTGCATCGACTTCCCACGACGGTCGGCCAGGAATGCGGCTGCATCCACCACACCGCCGGGCGTCTTGCGCACGGAGTTGTAGAGAACGTCGAGCCAGTTGAGAGCGGATGTACGGCAGGTCATGAGGTCACCTTGGGAGGGACGGTGTTTCAAGGTTTCGGGCTGGGCTCGGGCGGCGCAGGATTGGCGCCATGGAGATCAACAATTCAGGGACGACGGCCAGGGATGGCCTTTCAGGCGGTGTCGACCGGGCCAATGCGGTCCGCGTCGGGATCGGATTCGACGCGCGAAACAGCACCGGCTGGCGCAGCACCCAGGACGGCGAGAACACCGGGCAGAGCCGGGACAGCTGCGTCCAGCTCCCACGATGCGACGCGATCCGCCGGGAGGGCCAAGACGACGGCCAGGTGTGCGTCATTGGAGAGGCCGAGCTTTGCCAGCAACTCCCGCTTGGTCACCGGGGCCAGACCGCCCAAGGGGCCGAAAATGTCGGGACAAAGGTCATGGCGGGAAACGCCAGTGACGGATTCGATGGGAATGGCCATGGCCGGGGGCACACGCCCCCGGGAGCGCCAATTGCTGACAGCGCTCTGGCGAACACCAAGATGGGAGGCAAGGCATGTAACCCCGCCGGCGGCTTTCACGGCTCTGTCGAGTGCGTCCATTGGGGGAGAATCACATATCGTGATCCTTCCCGCAACACAAATCGTGTTAGCGCCACATCACAGACCGTGAAGAATTGGCCCATGGCCTTCTCTGACAACCTCCGCGCCGCCCGGCTTCGAGCCGGCCTG